CAGAAACAAGAAAAATTATGTATGGTTTGATGACAGACTATTTGGACTCGTACGTGGTATTTCAAGATGTTGTTATGAGGAAGTTTGGAGGCATGCTCTCTGGACATCCGGGAACACTGTTGGAAAATAGCACTGTGCACATAGTCTATTTGTTTGTGATTGTCAACAGAATATTACAGAAAAATGGCAGCCCATATTACAACAATTTGGATTACATCTTGGAGCATGTTAGATTCATGATGGCAGCTGACGATATTGTTATAGCAGTTTCACCTACTGCACGTGACATTATTACAATAGATGCTATAGTTCAAGGATACAACGAACTAAACATGCAAGTTACAGCACCAGATAAATCGGATCGTATTTCTAAGCGGTCTATATACGAGATTCAATTTTTGAAGCATTATTTTGCGAAGACAATAGATGGTTCAGGAAATCTTGTATGGATAGCAAAGTGTTCATTAGAAATACCTCGTTCATTATTATTGTGGTATAGAACCGATACAAAATTGACTAGACGCGAACAGATTTTTACCAACTTAGAAGCAGCGTTTAGATTTCTGTATTTTCATGGACCAAAGGTTTACGAAGAATACAGACAAGCATGGAATGAGCATGCAAAGAAAGAAGACATGGAATACAATTTGGACTACGAAGGAACAGCAGCACAGATTAAATATTCATTTCACAGGGATGAAGCTTTACAAGCAAGAAGTAATGCTTTGTTCGAAAAAGAAGAACACGACAATTTTTACAATATGTTAGATTAGAAAGTTTTTAGTTAATAATCGTTACATCGCTTTATGACATTGGCAGAACAGTAGATTTATCAGTTTTAACATTTTTATCTTTTACGTGGTAATCACATATTATGAAAATTACATATCTTAATCAATTATATAATCAACATTTTAATCATTAGTTTTAATTATATGGTGTCAGATATGCAAATATAGCAATAAAATAAAATATCAATTAGGTGAAGGTTAGAAAATAATCCTTATAATATTGGGTAGAAAATTATAAAATCAAATAAAAATTATAAAATATATAAAATTAAATAAAAAATATAAAATTCATCAATCATTCATTATTATTCAAAATTTTTAAGAGACAGAGCTTGTTACACGTACAACCTCTGGTGAAATTCACGCAGTGTTCTCCTAGAACTTCTCGCATGATAATGTTCGTTAAATTTAAG